CCGCTGCGGGAATCGTCAACGACCGCCTCAAGTTCGAGCTACCGGCGGGTGCCGTCTACGGCTGGCACGGCTACGTGACGGTGCTGGTGGACGGCGTGGCGACGGGATTCGATGTCACGCTCGAGCCGTCTGTCGATGTGTCGCTGAAGCCTGTTCGCCCGCCGTGGGCACCGGCTCCGCGCACTTACTCGGGGAATATGTGCGGCGTCTACGTGCCGGGGTTGCCTGCCGTGCCGGGCGGCGGGAATCCCGCGCTGGTGCTCAGTTGGTTCCTCGACCGCTATCAGCCGTCCGACCGGGCGCGCATCTATCAGGCGTGGCGGGACCGTGGGTTTACTGACATCCTGCTGTCATGGCCGGATTCGCGGGCCGTCGGCACGTCGCCTGAAGCGTTTGGGGCGCTCTGTCGAGAAGCCTACGCGGAGGGCTTCCAGACGTGCGTGATGCTGTCATCGAAGGACTTCGACCCGTCCGATGTCACTCAACTCGAGCAGCGCATGGCGGTCATTCTGCCGCATCTCGAGCGGAACGCGGGCCGCATCTGCGTCGGGTGGGAACTGAGTATCTGGTTGCAACCGGTCCAAGTGCAGCAACTCACGGACTGGCTAGCGCCGCAAGTCAACCCGTGGGGCGGAAAGCTCGGGGTACATTTCCAAGAATCGTATTCATCCTTCGATGTGGACGGACCAAATGCCTCCTTTGCAGGCTACTGGAACCGAAACATCGGAAAGCTGTCGTTCCTGCTCCATCAGCGGTCCTGCACAGACTCAGGCTGGAACACGTTCAAGAAGTATCAGGATCGGCTCGTGGACATCCTCGAGCGGTTCGCCGGCAACTTCAACTGCTCGCCCGATTCTGGTTTCGGGCATCCGTTCGACTGCATCGCGCTCGAGATTACGGCGATGAACGCGTTCAACGACGGCATGAGCGAAGCCGATCAGGATGCGTGGAGCCGAGCCGCAGTCACCACGCCGGCAAGCAACGGCCCGTTTGGGCCAGTCACGATCCAAGGATCGGGAAACGGGAGAGCATGATGGACATCAGCGTCATTCTGCATTCGGCGGCGTTCAAGGGCGCACTCGCGGGCCTCATCTCAGCAGCGGGCGTAGACTTGCACGCCTTCTCAGGCATGAAGTCGGCGGATGAGTTTCTTCGATACTCGTGGACACTCGCCGCGTTTCGCTGGGTGCAGGGCGCGGCGCTCGGGGCCCTGACGGGCCTCGGCTACGGGGCGATACTGTGAAGGCCCTGATCCTCGCGCTCGTGCTGGCGACGGCCTCGGGCTGTGCCGCGCCCGTGTCGGTGGTGACACCAGCCGGCCAAGTAGCCTACAAAGCCGACCAGATCGTGATTCGCGTGAACGAGCTGCAAAATGCGGCGATTCAGGCGAACGGCGCTGGGGCGCTACCCACGGACACCACGCGGCTCATTGTCCAGTTTGCGGTGAGCGCCGATACCGTGCTGGCGACCACGCCGCTCGGCTGGCAGGCGACAGTCCTCGGGGCGTGGCAGCAGACGAAGAAGAATCTGCCGCCGACGCTCCCGGCGAATGTCGCCGCGCTGGTGCAGGCGCTTGACGCGGTGCTCGGCATGGCGGTAGGAGGTGGACAGTGAACCCGCTGATTCAGGCGCTGATACAGCAAGTTCTACTCCCGGAGATCATGACGGCGATTCGGGCACACAAGAACGCGACTGGCAAGTTGCCGACCGACGCGGAAGTGCTGGACGCGCTCACGTCAGACGCGGAGAATGGCATCGCGGTAGGCGACGCGTGGCTGGCATCGCATCCGTCGACAACGTAGGCTCAAGGCCGCGTGTCGCTCGCTGGGAACTCTAGTATTCGCCCCTGCTAGGGATGGGAGCGGCACGCGGCGCAACGTCTAGCCGAGAATCTTCGTGATGAGGTTGTCGAGCCGCTCCATCATCGGAGCCTCGTCCAGCATACGAAGCGCCTCCGCAATCTCCCCCTGATCTGCGGACAACTGCACGAGCTTCGCATCGTTCTCCTTCATCCGGCGCAGCAACGCCTCTCGCTTCGTTATCTTCGGGGCATACGCATACTGCACAAGGCCACCAGCGATGCCTCCGGTTAACTGAGGGAACTGTAGTGGAGGGTAGATACCGTGCCCACTTGCTGATCCAGTTGCTATCACTAACGGTTTATCGTTGCTCATCACTTCTCCTTCTCGTCGTGTTTATCGTCGAGTCCCACAGCCTCCTCACACCGCGTCCCGCATCGCGGGCAGTGGACGTCTGCGTCGGGATGCTGCACAATCCCCGCCACGCGATTGCAGGCTGGACAGTAGGCGCGTGCGATCCGCCAGAATGTCGGCTCAGAGGGCATCGGCGAACAGTGGCGCTTGTTCCTTCGCGCGCTCGTGGAGTGCCGTTGCCACGTTCTTGACGGCCTGCTGGTAATAGGCGCGTTTCAGTTCTGCACCGATGGCCCGACGCCCGTTCAGGACCGCGCCGTAGACCTCAGACCCCACGCCCATGAACGGTGTCAGCACCGTCTCGCCTGGATTCGACCAGAGCACACAGGCACGCTCGATCACGTCAAGCTGGAGGGGGTGGCAGTGGCGCTCGTCTCCCTCGTCCTGAGCCGCCCGGAACGGGAGCACGCGGTCGAGTCGCACATCATCCCAAAAGGCTGACGCATACTGTCGCCAGATCCAGTGGGAGAACTTATTTTCCAACTGCGAGCCTTGCCAGTTCCGATACTGGAGAATGTCGTTCGGCATGCGCTTCTCGCCCGCGTAGGATGTCAGCCCGCTCGGGTGTGCTACAGGGATCGGGTTCTGGCCTGAGCGCCGAAACATCAGCAGATAATCAGCGTTCGCCGCAGAACACCGCGTCGAGTCCTCTGTGATGCCGCGAAGCGAGAGGCTTTTCGTCATGGTCCTGTTACGCACCGTGAGCGGTTCCTTCCAGACGTGATACCGCGCGGTGTAGCGCCAGCCGTTCTCCTCGTGCAGCCTGATGATGCGACCTGACAAGTCGAACAGACCATCGAGCCCGGTATTCCCGCTCGGGATGTCCGCGCAGTGGACGGCAGACATCCGGCCTGGCAGGGTGAGGCGGTGGAGTTCGCGCACGATGAACCCGTAGTGCTCGAAGAACTCGTCGTGGTCGGCGCAGTTCGAGAGGTCCGCGTCGTCGGAGGAATACTGGTAGAGTCCGCCGAACGGAGGAGAGTAGACGCTGAGATGCACCGAGGCGTCCGGCAGGGCGGCCATCACGTCCATGGTGTCGCCGTTGTAGATCGCGTAGTCGTTCGTGATTACTGAATCGTTGATAGCCATGTAGGAGCCTCCACGCTCTTGGTTCCGCGCTGTCGTTCGACGCGGATGGAATCGTTCATGTGTGCGACGAGCCGTGCGAACATCTGTTGCGCGGCGATGGACTTCCGGGACATGTTCTCGCGCACGGCGACTTCACCTTCGGTATACACGATGTCCACGACGACGGGTTGTGTCTGACCGAAGCGCCAGCACCGGCGCACGGACTGGTAATACTGCTCGTAGGAATGCGACGCGAACGTCACGACGTGCGCGCAATGCTGCCAGTTCAGGCCCCATGCGCCGATTTTCGGCTTGATGACAAGCACGCGGCATTCCCCGTTCGCAAAGGCCTCATACGCCGCTTCCTTCGCGTCGTCATCCATCGCGCCCTTCACCTGCAGCGCGTCAGGAATCGCCTTCGCCAGTCGGTCGCCCTCTTCGTTGAGGTGGCACCACACCACGGCTGGTCGGTCATGATGGACAAGTTCAGCGACCATCTCGCACCGCTCATCCATCGTGCGTCGACGTTCTTCGCGTTCTTCAGCGAGTCCGACCGCTGGCCGATGGAAGAGGACGCCTGGGGCCATCGTGCGCGGCGTGATGACGTGTTCACGCTCCGTCATCGGCGGTAGCTGGAATCGCGCATCGCTGAACCCGAGGTCAGACGGCGTGCGGCAGGCCCGCGCCCATGAGCACACCCAGCGCCAGAAGTGCTCTTCCGCGTGCGGCTTCATGTGCCATTGGTCGATGGTTTGCGAGACCCTGAACGCCAGTTTCGCAAAATGGTTCTTCGCCTTCGCCTCGAATGAGGCCTTTACGTCGTCCATGCGGTGCGGCTTCCGTTCGGACTGGCTGAAGAACTTCGTCAGCATCTCCGTATGCCCGAGTTCCCCGAGCGCTTCGCTCGACGTGCCGAGTTCGATGTAGTCGTTCGGGGCCGCTGTCGCGGTGCAGAGAAGCCGATAGGGCAACTTGAGCATGAACCGCGTCACAGCCTTTTGTGTGGCGCCTGTCGCGTGCTTCAGAATGCTCGACTCGTCACACACCACGCCGGAGAAGTCCGTCGGCGAGAATAGGTGCAGCTTCTCGTAATTCGTGACCACGATGCGCGCCGCTGCGGAGTGCGAGCCATCCCGTGAGCGTTCAGCCGAGATACCGAACCGCGTGGCCTCCGCAACGGTCTGTTGTCCGACGGCGAGCGGGGTTAGAATCAGGACCGGCTTGTTCGTGCGCTGGACCACCTGGTCTGCCCATACGAGTTGCATCAGCGTTTTGCCGAGTCCACAATCCGCGAAAATAGCCCCTCGCCCTTTCTTCAGCGACCACTCTACGAGCGCGGCCTGAAAGTCGAACAGATACGGCGGCAACACGCCCGCGTCGAAGCCGTGGTAGCCGCCGAGTTGCGATTTCGTCTCAAGGAAGTCCGCGTAGCTCACCGGCTACCTCGCTTTCCGTGTGTAGCCAAATACGCTCGTGAGTCCGAGCGCATCGAGAATGAGTCCGCCGGGTTCCCGCCGTCCAGCCAGCACGTCAGAGATATAGGCCGGCGAACAGCCGAACCGCCGCGCCACAGCGGTCTGGCTCCCGTGCCGGTCCACTTCAGTCTTGAGGAGGTTGCGCACGTCCTCGACAGTCAGAGTCTTTGCCATGCGGAGAGTGTCGCACAGAAATAATTGCGCGTCAACGCTTTTATGCTTGACACGCGATAATCGCTGATTTACAGTCTCCCTATCGGCGGCGGGTGCATCGGGAAGGTCTTGAGTAAACTGCTTGAGCGCACTCGCCGCCGTGTAGTGGAGGACATGTGTTCACACGGTATCGTCTCTTTCGGTTGTGCGGCATGACGTGGTGGAACGCGCTGCGGTTCACGCTGCGCTAGGCTCGCCAGCGCACATCAAGTGCGTCTCCAGCCGTGTAGCCCCGAACGGCGGCATCTCGGGGCGCTTACATTGGGAGGTGTAGTGTGGACGTATTGAATCTCGATAGCGTGATCCTGAAAGCGGGTGGACACCAGAAACGCGCTGCCGATGCGCTCTGTGTGATGGAAGCCGTGGCGTGGGTGGCCGGCGAGACGCACTCTGATCATCCGCAGTGCGCGTGTCCGGTCATCAGCGCGTTCCTGCGGAACTGGAACGACAGCATCGGCGATGACGAGACGCGGACTCGCCTGCTCAAGCCACTGGTGCCGCAATTGCTCGATTCGAAGTCCACCGAGGAAGTCGAGTCGAGGCGCTCCTATCTCGCGCTGGACTGGCTGGCTCGGGAGCACGCTCCGGCGTGGCTGTCGCTGCGCGATGACCTGAAAGCGCATGCGGTGGTCCTTCGCGGCCTCGCCCCACTGACCGATGCGGCATCGTGCCACGCCGCGCAGGCATCCCTTGATGCGGCGAGGGCTGCGGCGGGGGATGCG